TGCATCGGGCTTACATTGTGTTCCCAGAAGCAATCGTTATGGAACAGCCTCGCACCTTTTCTCATTCCCTTACCTAATTTTAAGAGAAAACTTTGTAAATCCTCTATGTGTTCTAATGTATCTACAGCTATAACGAGGTCAAACTCGGCGATGTCTTCAGGGAACACATTAGTAAAGGTTACATTTTTAGCCCCTAATTTGCTTTTTCTATAGTTGGCAAAACCCAGTACAGTTTCACTTAAGTCATAGCCGACTAACTTTTTGTTTTTCGGGAACAACTCCAGTAGGGCAGTCCCTATCCCACAGCCAATATCTAATATGTTTAGGTGGTCGGCGTTCATTACACCAGCTAATCGTTGTTCTTTATAAAGGGGAGCCGAGTTAAACCCTGCCAAATCATACAGATACATCTGACCGTTCTCAGGGTCTTTATAGAAGTCCTCTGTAGTTCCCTTCCACTCTTTCCACGCCCCAGCCAACCAAGCAGTAGCCGTCCCCTGTTTTATAAGCTCTCGCCTTGGTTTATCAAGGTACTCGGCTAAGTCGTTCCAAATGTCTGGTTTGTCTGGCTTCCAACTTGTTTTTTCAATAGCTTCCTGCGCTGTGTAGAGCCTCTCCTTCATATGCCCCAACTGAATACCAGTATGAGCGTAGACTTTGCTACCAGCTAGTCTAACTTTATTGCAATAGTCCCAATCTTCTGATATGAAAATATCCTCAAATCTACCATCCTCAAAAATCGGCTGACATTCAGACCAGCTACCCTTATTGAGAATAGGCATATCTTTGGTTATCTTCTCAAGGATTTTACGACTAATGCCCAAAAAGCCCGTAGATACGAACTGAACTTCCTCAATGTTTCCTGTAATAGAGAAGTTACCTCCCCAACCCCTTTGGGCTAGAAAGCCCCCACCCCTTACGGAATACAACCCCCCTACGGTATCGTAACCCTCAACAAGGGAGTCGAGTAGTTTCTTAATATCCTCTGTAGTGAAGATTATATCTCCGTCAAGGAATATCATATAAGGGGATTGGTTGCTCTTTAAGAATCGGTAGGCTGCTATGCTTCTTGACCTCGCAATCAGAGCGTCACCTGTTTGAAACCACCACTCAAACTTGTAACTTGTAGTATGTAATTTCTCGACACACAGCACTGTTTGGTCAGTTACCTGCCCATAGGAACAGGTATAAAGTACAAAGTCCAACATAACAGCCTACCTTTCTATTTACGGGATAATGTAGTCTATGTAAGCATCCGCTACTAAACTATCGGCACCTGCTATAGTACCAGCACCGATTAGAATCCAAGAGTCGGTGGCATTATGGTCGGCATTCGCAGCCGCCACTTTACAGTTGTAGTTCACAGCAGCATCGGGGCCAACTGCGACACCTATATTCTCAGCGTTTGTGCTCATAAAGTTCACACTGGCATCTAGCACATTATCGGTAGCGTTGTCGCCCAATCCAACCACTAAAGTAGATGTGGCCTCCGCAGCAGTTTTAATGTCCAACACTATCCTGTCAATGAGAATAACCTCATTTTCAGGGTTCTCCACGCCGCCCAGCAAGGCGTTTGCATTAAAGTTGCTCTTGGAAATCTTTATCATGCCCCTGCGGACGGCTGACTTATCACCACTAGAATAACCCATTGTTTACCCTCCTTTCTTTACGGTATTATGTAGTCTACGTAGACATCGGCTACGAGACTGTCGGCGTTTGCAATAATACTTGAGCCAATCAAAATCCAAGAGTCTGTCGCACTGTGGTTGGCGTTAGCAGCCGCCACCTTACAGTTGGCATTAACCGCAGTAACAGGCCCGACCGCAATCCCAATGTTCATAGCATTGGTAGCCAGGAAGTCCGTAGTTGCGTTCAGACTATTATCCGTAGCATTATCCCCTAGCCCAACCTGAAGGTCGCAAGCTGCCTCGGCAGCAGTCTTGATGTCGGCTACTATCCTGTCAATAAGGATGACCTCGTTTTCGGGATTTTCAACACCACCTACTAAAGCATTGGCATTGAAGTTACTTTTGGATAGCTTTATGGTTCCCCTTCGGCACGCAGACTTATCTCCACTTGTATAACCCATCTCGTCCTCCTTATGCTGTCACCGCAGCAGTATGGTCAATGCTGTGAATCCGAGCTACAGACTTGGTGCTACCCATCGCTAGAGAAACATAGGCAGCCATTCGGATACCAGTGCCATTGTAGTTCTCCAGTTTCTCGAAAAGAGTCTCGTTAAAGAAGTTCTCTCCACCTGTTGCACCACCAACGGCCAGACTTACGCCACCATCCTCAATCTCACCAAATCGGATAGCATAGACGCTACGCAGGTCGCCACTTGCGGCTTTCGCACCAGTATTGTCGTTTTCATAGGTCAGGTAATCCGATACCAGAATAGGAACGCTGTCAAAGTAGTCTATTCTCGTTCCATATTCATTGGTTCCGTAAGTGATACGTCCAGTAGCATTGGCACTTACGCCAGCTTCCCAAGCCGCAGCACTTAACAAGTTTCTTTGAGAGCGGGTCATTAACAGGATACTGGGGCGTGGTTTGACCATATCAATGCAGTCCCTAAGAGTAGCAATACTTAAACCCGTAGTACCTCCACCCATATCGTGGTCTTGGTATCCATCTTCAAAAGCGTGTCCACCAATAGCATTGCAAAGCAGGTCAAGCCCATCAAACTCCTTGGAATTAGTTGTGTGGTCTCCGTAGAGAATGTCGTCCTCAATGCTTCTCAAGCATCCCTTGACAATCTGCTTCATAATGACAGCACGATAATCATTGGGGTCTTTGTAAGTATCTTGGACAAAGTTATCCAGTCTCCACTGGTCGCCATACTCCTCCAGTTCCAGCTCAACTCGTGTCGCATATTCGCCTATGTTCTTCCAAGCGTACTGCTCCCCAATATCCTTGGGAGTTGCAGTAGGTAGAGCTTCCTCACGGTTCCAGATGAGCTTTAGATTATCAATCAGGGTTATAGGTAACTTACCTATTAGCTGACCTTCTTCGTAAATCTCTTGGACTACACCGCCGAGTAGCTTTGAATGTGTTAGTTTCAACATCTCGGTTGAATCTTTAAAAAATCCAACTACAGCCATCTCAATCTCCTTTAAGGCTTGCGCTAACTCGCCTTATTTTTTTTAGGTTCTTATTTCTCTTCTTTTTCTTCTAAGTGAGCAGCAAATAATTGGCGGGCACTCAATTTACTGTCGTCCTCGCCGCCAACACCCGTGAGTTTCTCACTCTCAAACTTTTCCTTTTCTGGGGCTTTCGGGACTGCTTCCAACTTAGAGATTTGAGCCTTAGCAGCCACTAATTCCATATCCGCCTCGGTTTCACATTCGGCTAGAATTCCCTCGTCTATTTCTAGTTCCTTGAATTTATAGCTTGCGGCAACCTTGCTTCTTGCGGCACCAACTTGGGTTTTGGTTAGCTCTGCATTGGCTTCGTTTAGCTCCTTTGTGGTCTTGTTGAACTTTTTCGTCAGCTCAACGTGTTCTTTCCGGAGTGCCTCAATTGCTTCAGGGTCGTCACCGACAACCTTTAATTCAGCGAGTTGAGTCTCCTTGTCTGCCAGCTCTCCCCCAAGACGCTTTATTTCGGCATTTAGCTTTGCATCCCTAGCGTCACTCTTACTCTTGTAGGCGTTGAAGTCTGCCTTTGAAATACCGTCGTCTTTTTCGGGAGTCACCGTTTCCTTTTCGGCCATCTTTCCTCCTTCTTACCTGTCACCTGTAAGTCACCTGCCTGTCGGCAAGCCAGCGCAAGCCCATGTCGGAGTGGGAGCTATTGTTAAAGTGCGAAGGGTATAAGCAACCCGACCCACCCGTTACGATTAACGAGCAAGTCGGGTCGTTTAACTCTTGACAAATAGTGGTATAATCAAATTAGGAGGGAAAGGTGAAAACTATTAAAGACTGGCTATTAGGAGTAAGTATTTTGGTTATTCTCGGATTAACTATCACTAATACCATGGCTATTCAAAACATCAAACAGGGGCAACGGTTGGTGCTGTGGGAACTTGATGGCTACAGGCCTAGCTTGTTCACTCCTGGTAGTATCAAGGGCGATTTATTTAGCTTAGATTGCCGCTTCAATGTCTTGGAACGCAAAGTTGATAAAGCCCTTGGTGCTCTAGGTTTTGAGTGGCCTTACTGAAAATGATGTTTGATTTATGGAAACCAGCTCAAAGAGAAATTGACAAAAAACACGGGCGAAACCAAGCCAGGAGAAACCCACTCTATAAAACATCAAAATCGGAAGTAATCTTCGGAATAATCTCTATATGTATATTTCTTCTGGGTGGGCTATATTTTACTTGGCTCCTACTAACGGACGGGTTTTAGTCCCCAAACGCTTCCTCGTACTTCTCCCGCCATTCCTCTGCCTTGCCCCGTGATTCTACGGGGGGCCTGGGCACACCCGTCCTTCTTAGCTCTTCGGGCATTAAATCAAGGTTTCCAATCGCTTGGCTGGCAAAGCTAGTCATCAGTTTGTTTATCTCGGTTATCTTGGCTCTCTTATCCTCTGGAGACATATCGGGGTCGTTGTAAATATCGTTCTGCTTACTCCGTAGTTCCGATAACTGCCCACTCACACGCCTTAAATATCTGGCTGAGACTGAATACAAATCCCCAACCTGCCAGTTATATTGGGGCATAATTTCTGGGTGAGCCGCTTTGTAATTATTGAATTTCCCCTCATTCCCTGCCTCCATCATTGCTTTCAGGTATTTCTCGCCCTGTTCGTATTGACTTAACTTATTATAAAACTTATCTATTGATGCACTAGAGGAACCATAGGGGTCACGGACTACAAAGGCTTTCAAGACGGGCATATCCGCCAATGTAGGGGATGGTTCGGGAATATCGGAGGCTATCCCTGTACCTTTCAAGATTACATCAAGGATATCAGTGGCGTATCTCCCCAGGCCTCCCGTATACCCATTAATAACATTGTCTATCTTGGCAGGGGAGTAATTTACCATCTCACCCAACTTTTTAGATACCTCTGAGCTAGTACCTGTATACTGTAATGCAGGGGGATAGGATTCCTTCCCAGCCGATACTATCGGTCTATCCAAAAAGAAGCTGTAATTACTTAAATTCTCTATAACGGGCAATATAGCAGTTGGCATAAAGCCTGGGCTACCCGCAGAAAAAGCATTTTCCATAGCCTCCGTTAGCATATCCGGGTCTTTGTTGTCTATGTACTCCATAAACCTTTCAGGGATTGAACCAAAGATAATGCCCAATTCAAAGGGTTTCGGAATCCTGTAGATGTTGTCTTCGGTCATTACTATCCAAAATAAGTCTTTTTGCCACTGAGGTATCTCTTTCCAGCGTGGGTCGTTGCGGTTGGCTAAATAAAGCAACATGGAGGGTAGCGTAATACCAGCAAATACTTTAGCCGATGTTCTTACGGGGTTTTCCTTAAAAGAGGCCGCCATTTTAGTCCATCCCCTAATGTTGGCGTTAAAGAAAGCGATTAAGGAATTAATGCCCCTGGTCGTTGTCCCCATCTGACCAAAGTCCAGCGATACATTTCTGGCTGACATTCCTGCCTTCAGGGGGGTTGCGCCAGCCTTTACACCCTTAACATACTCCCCCATTCTAGTCCCCTTTTCACCAAGCTCGCTGACTATCTGAAGTAACTCTAGAGGGTGTTTGACATAGTTGGTAAACCCCTTGCCTCTCACAACTTGCTGAAAGCTACTATTTAGGTATTCCCTATCTATTGAGACAAGCATAGAGTGTTCAGCCCCAGACATCTTGAACATTGAATAATACTTATCTCGCCCCACAATACTCGCCACCCCCCGCAGGAAATCCACACCAGGAAGAAAGCCATAATTAGAATAAGCGAAGGCTGTCATCTGGTCTCTCAGTGGATTTCTGACCATAAAATCGGGACTCAAAGTCGCTCCAGCCCTCAGCCATTTAGCGGGAAAACCCAAGAGTTTCCCCATCATCCCTATTGACTCTCTATCCAGGTTAAGAAGACCTTTATATAAATCGGGGTCAACCTTGAAAAAAGATTTCTTGCCATCTACTAATACCGAGACGACATTTTCTTTGGTAAACATTGAGGGGCGAAAGACATTAAATACCTGCTCCGTTTCACCCTTAGATAACCCCTCTACTGAAATTCCAAGTTCCCTAGCTGTCACTTGGGCAACCCTAGATATGGGTGTTTTTACCCTCATAAACAATGGCGCAAGTTCAGGGTTTTTGCTTACGAGATTGGCCATCATAATTCCAACTTCGTTTCTGTCGGCTGCCCCTACGAGTAAGTGCGTATTTTTAACAACGCTCTCAAGGGGATTGATTATTGCTCTTTTGGAACCTTTAATCCTTTTTATGGGGGGGAAGATGTCTGCCATTTTCTTTCCCATAAACCCCTTAGATGCCAACTCCTCAAAGACCCTCTGGAAGGGAACATAGGACTTGGAGGTTTGTAGCCGAGTTACTAATTCCTTGCTCAATAATCCTGCTTCTTGGGCATAATTCAAAACATCGTTCTGATACTTATATACCCCTTCGGCTGTCTTGGCAAAGTTGGGATATTTAGCCGCTAATTCCTTAACAGCCGCTTTAGCGTCTGTGGTTTTTATACCAGTTTTAATCCCCCTCCCCGCCAATTCAATGGAACGCAGAGATGTTAGGTATGTAGTAAAATCTCGTAAAGTCGCTGGTTCTTTTACTGGCTCAAGTACCTGCCTTAATCCTGGCCCCTTGAAATCTGGAACTGCTTTGCCTTCTACCATCTTCCAGTATTGCTTACCAAATGTCCCCTTCTCCAGCATAGTATTGGCTTTACTTGCAATACCCTTTAACGCCCTAGCCCAAATATAAGGGTTCTCCTCCATACTCAATTTTGCCCCACCCTCTCCTGCGGCAGAGACAAATTTCTTGATAGGGTAAAGGTCATCTATCATAGCAGTATTAAATTTATCCCACCCTCGGCTTACCCTCTCTCCTATGCTTGGCCCCTTCTCCCCAAACGATATATGACTAAACACTCTCTGGGTAGCAGGCATTTCAGGGGGTATAGGCTCTATCGGGGGAAGTTTTAACCCACCCACTTCGCTTGCGGCGAACTCCTTTGAAAGTGAAATGACCTGCGGTAACTTCTCAGCCGTTGTCTTGACAGCCCACTGTAAAGGTTTACCTACCGTATATTTGAAGGGATAACCTACGCCATATTTCAAAGCGTCTTTGGGGAGGGTTTCTACAATACCCTGTGAGACAGCCAATAGGGGTTCCATAATTTTCGCAGGAAAACCCAAATCCCTTAACAAAGACCAAGTTAGGCGTCCATGAGTAAGCCTCAACTCCGATGGCAACGGCACCTTGCTCCAAATAAGTGTCATCTCTATAGCAAGGGGGATAACATCCCTGACAAGGTTGACATCCGCTTTGTTGCCAGTGGGGAGAGTTATATTCGTATGCCAGGTAGGATATGCCTCAGAGTTCCGAAGCCATTCCCCTTCCCACCCTTCTTCGGGTAAGAAGGAACTTTCAACTAACCACTCGCTATACTTTTCCTGTTCTTCGGGGGTTGCTGTAGGAATGGACTTCCCCTCCAATTCGGGAATATCCGCAGTTCCAGCAGCGGTCATACCCATCACTTCCCCCAGGGTCATCTTCCGCCCAATCTCTTCCTCAATCCTTTCTTGTGAGGAACGGACTGGGGGTAATATGGGGGTTCTGCCCTTAATAACATCAGCAATTCTGCCTGGGGTTTCAAATATAACCTTGGTTATTGCCCTGCCAACATCAAAGAAGGAACCCGATGGAGCAAGGGGTTTATCGGGAATTTGCATCGTACCCCCCCTGACCATAACCTTGTCCATATAAGACAAGCTATCCCAAACATCTTTCGGGGCTTCTACCGTCTCGCCACTCTTAAGTTGTACGGGTATAGTCTCTGGTTCTATGGGGGGTTCAACGGGAGACGGCTCAACGGGTGGTGGTGCTTGTTTTGGGACTTCCGTAATCGGGGTAATAGGCTTAATTCCCCCTAATCTCAATTCCCTTGATGACTTAAGTGTTGCCCTCAATGCCTGCTGTTTAGCTAGTTTCTTAGCGTCTCGTTCATCTGGGGAGACTATAGGATAGCCCAATAGCCCAGCGGGGAGACCCTCCAAAAGGTCGTTGACAACATTTTCAGCGGCGAGGGCATCAATATCCTGCGTCAACGTATACCTCCGATAAATCTCGTCTTTTTCTGTTCCCGCCTTGGGGGAGAGGGTAAAATAAATCCCTTAAGACTCTCAAGGAATTCCTCGCCAGCAGGAACCTTTTTGGGGTAGGGGCCAGGGAGTAAAGTATTAAAGAATTGAGATAAATAGGCTACATCATCTGGCCCGTATTCTCGTCTCTTGAGTTCTTCTATATATGCGGCCCTAGCCTGCGCTTGGGTTATAGTTATATCTGGTCTGCCGCCTCCACCACCACCATAAGCCCCTGTCCCACCCTCCTGAACCCCACCTTGTATCTGCCCCTTTACTGCCTCCGTGACTGCTGGGGTCTCGGCAAATGGCAAGGTTACTGTTTCCCCTGTAGTAGGGTCTGTTGTTGTATATTGTCCGTATCTAAAACCACTAACATCCTTGCCCTGATAAGCAGGTTGGGGGGTTGCTTGCGGGAGAGGTTGCTGGGCAGATAATTGCCTCTCCCCCTCTGTTGTCATTTCGTATTTGGGCGTTAATTTCCCTCTAGTGGTTTCTACCTCGTGCCCTACAGCCTCAGTAGCAGTCGTAATATCATTCCCGATATGGTCTATGATGCTATCCCCGCCAGGTGAGTCAAATCCCATAAAATCTTGCATCAACTGATTCTCACCCCTTTCAGCAATATAATCGGGGTGGAAATTAGATATGTAGTCCGAGTAAGAACTAAAAAGATACTCTCCGGGAGTCATGCCCGTTAAGTAGGCGGCTTTTGAGAGTTGCCCCCAAGCATTTTGAAGGGGGATAGCATTTTGTCCTTGAGGTGTGTTTAGCCAACCCTTAATCCCTCCCTCTTCTAATCCACTTATTTCTTCGGGGGTCAAGGCCGACAAAATCCCCTCTACGCTAGTATCCCTGCCAGTGGTTTGTTTTGTTTCTAATATCTTCTCGTCAACAAAACCTTGAATACTGTTATTGAGTTCGTTTCTCAAGGAAGGCATTATGGAGGGGAAGTGGGTCTCGTTGAAATCTTTAACTTCTTGAGATATTTCCTTCTTAACTTCCGTAGGATGCAATTTTTGTTCTTCGATAAACGCTTCCGTCTCGGCTTGTTTTCTCTCCTGCATCAACTGAGATAAGGTATCGTCAACAACCTCAA